TGGTGCTGGTTCTGCTGTTGCTGGTATGTCAGATGGTCTTCTGAAGAAATTCGGGAATGCAGACTGGGCGCAATCAATCAAAGATAATGTTTTAACTTTATTGAGTATTGGTTCTGATCTAGACGAACAGGGTTTGAGTTTCCTTAAAGAGGGTGGTGATTTCTTCCTTGCAATGACTGGTCTAGGTGCTGGACTTGCCGTGTTCGGAGTGGGTGGTCTTCTCGCCAAGTTTGCAGCAGATGACCTTGGTGCAAAGATTAAGAATAATGTATTAACTCTATTGTCACTCACCGACCAATCAGATGGTGACATCGAAGTCAAATCTGGCAAATTCAAGAACGCAATGACTAATATTGCGGATGGTCTAAAAACATTCACTGCTGGTAACCTTGCCTCCGCACTTGGTAATGTGGGTGTTGCAGTATTGAACTTCCTCTCTGGTGGAGATAGTAAAGGCCCAATCCAAGAGATGTTGTCTATTGCAGACAAAGAAGTAGAACTCAATAAGGCGGCATCTGGTATTGAAAGGATGGCAACTGCACTTGAGAAAGTGTCGGGTATCAACATTGGTGCTGGTAGTATCGACATCGAAGGTATGTTGGATAGTTTCGGTCACCTACCTAGATTACTTGGTGGTCTTGCACATGGTAATCCAGATGGCGAAGATGGTGTTGAATTTGAAACAAGAGGTTTCAACAAAAAGATTGATTTCGGTAAAGGTATATTAGACCCTAATCTAAAAGTACCAGAAATCAGTAGAGTGATGACAGATGTAAACTCTGCATTGGGTCTTGGTGCGCCAAGGAACGCACAGATGTCTACTGCACAGGGACAGAACACAGAACTAACTGGTACTGGTACTGGTGGTAGTAATGTTGTGGATGCATCAACCAACGTACAGAACAATTCTAGTAATAGTAGTACTGCGGTATATGGTGATACGACACCTGCTACTGATACGACCGATGGTCTTGCTAGAGTTGCAACTTAGTATAAATAATAATGGTTAGTCCACATTAAGGACTCGCATATGTTCATGCGTTAAAAGACTACTTCAATCCTTAACAGGAGAAAAGTAATGAACAATCTTATGTATCGTGGCGCAAGTCAATTAGCAAAAACCCCCAAAGCAAACCGCAAAGGTGTTTCAAAAACCTATCGTGGTTCTTTTTACACTAAACTTCCTAAACAAACCAGAAGTACTGGTCTGCACACATATCGTGGTGTAGATTTCAACGTGTAATAAAAAAAGGGGACTCTTTCGAGTCCCCCTATAACCATAACGGTTTATCCTAAGGCGAGGATTCTTTAGTCTTCCGCAGCAAGTTTCGCAAAGTATGACAATGTGTCATCTTCACTACCCGACTCTGCAATAACAGGTTCAGGAGCAGACTGAGAAACTACAGTAGGTTCCGCAGATCGAATCGGAGCAGACTCAGCAGTTTGACTCAAAGAATCATTCTTTACAGTCGCACCAGCACCAGTCGCTTGACCCAGTACTACTTCAAGACGTGCTTTCAAGTCATCATATGATTTGTATGAAGACTCTGCAACGAACTCAGACACATCATGCAACTGATTGTAAGTTGACTCTAGTTTAGTCTCATCAGCATCAAACAATGCAGATGTGGACTTGAACTCCGATTTGTCATAGTTACGATATCCCGCAACATTACGAATCTTCAACTGGAAGTCTGCACCAGTCCAAAAGTCGAATGGGTTTACAGGTGTTTCGCCTGGGAACTGAGGTTGCATCACATCCATAATCTTATCAAAGATTTTCTTACCAAAGTCGTAAAGGAATACTTTACCTTCGTTGGCAGGATTAGATGGGTCACTCACTACCATAACGTTCGCAACATAGTGAAGTCTGCGTTTTTGTTTACGTGCAGTCTCTTTATCTTCATCGATACCAGAGTTCCACAAACGAGAGTTGTATTCACTCACTGGGTCATTGTTACCTAGAGTAGTCAGAGACTTCTCAACATACCATTGTCCAGTTGGGCCTTTGAAGAAATGATCGAAGTAACGTACCCAAGGTAGTTCTTGACCTTCTGCGGCAGGAAGAAATCGAATCTGTGCAAAACCATTACCATTGTCATCAACAGTAGGTTTCCAGAATCGGAGGTCTTCGTATTTGTTTTTAGATTGAGTTACCCCTGATGCAGTCTGTGCCGCTTGTGCGAGTTTAGAAACATCTAGGGAATTAGATTTAAGGTTTGCAAAAGACATATTTGTATTCTCCGTATTTTTGCGTATTAGTTGTATTATGAGTATTCATTGTATCATAATGTAAATAGAAAGTCAATACGTTTATTTAGTATTTTACAGACTTCCACTTTTTTCGAGAAAATTGAGTTTCATTGCTTCGATCTCTATCTTCTCTTTTATTGAGATGGCAATATACTTCTTGACATCTTCAATCTCTAGGTTGTTCTGTTCACACAGATAAACAACCGTGTCCATATAACTCATGGACTCTCTTCTTACACAGTCCTCCACCATCTTGGTGAATTTCTTTTTGTTCATAAAGTTGGATTCTTCTTGCGAGGAATCCACACCCCCTACTATCATATCAACTTTCATAACTATTAATTTCCTCCTCAAGTTCACGAGTCCAGACTTGTGCTATGTCGGGATACCAAGTTCCGTAGGTTCTCTTGGGTGTTCCATCATCATAAAATGCCATCGCAGTACAAACCTTTTGCACTCGACTCTCACGTCTCTCACCATACGTATAATCAGACCATACGCCTCCAGTGAGATACTTCTTCATGTTAGAGATATAAACTTCAAGGTCTAGATACTGTCCTCTTTCCTTGGCGACCTTAGAGTCTTTATAACTCTTCATTCCTTTGAGTTCGTCTTGACAAGACTTCAACCATTCTTTAACTTTCTTCCAGTGTAAGAAATGGTCTTCGGGTAAATTACGAATGTCCTCATGGACAGACTTACTTCCATCTGCACCTCGTGCTTCACGTGCCTTTGCGAGACGTTCTACCGCAGCCTTCTTCTGTTCCTCAGACATTGGTTTGCGTTTACGTTTCACTTTCTTACGTTCAAAACCTAACGCATCCAGATTTGCCTGTTTCTTGGCATCTCTGGTGCGTTTCGCTTTTTCTGCTGGTGTCAGTGTCTTTTTCATAATAGTATATATTATACTTTATACTGCACTAAAAGTCAAGAGGGAATCAACACGGAATGAACGCCATTCGTTCAAATCCAAATCAAATACACGAACCGCAAGTTGGTTCTTCTCAGTATTTGCATTTGCATCAGTCTTAGGCATCTTATCCTCTGGAATCATATCAGATACCAGTGTTGCTTTCATCTCACGTACTCCACCATCTTTCACTTTTGTGAATGATAGGTTTACCACACTCTCACGTAGAGTGTTCACGATTTCATTATAAGTCATTTCATTCTCCATTGTTTAGATTACTCTTGTCGAAATCTCGATATGTATAGAACTTAAATATCAAGAAAGATACGTCTAAACACCAACCCTCGTTGAAGTCCAGACTGATTGATGGGGTTAACCAAACAGTTCTTTCATATGTCCACATATTACTGAAATTGTAAACCCTCCCCATGAATACTTTTACCATTACACTACTCCCATTGATTGTTGTGAGAACCAATTAGGCACTGCACGATTAGTCCACTTTGCCATATATGATTTCTCTTTGATATAATAATTGCGGTACGCTTCTACTGCATCACTCATTTTACAGTGATCTGGCATTGCCTGTGCAAACCTAGTCATCTTACCAATTTGATTAATGTTTCTTGGTGAGAACCACAACTGACCTTTCAGTTTCTCTTCGGTCAAATGAACTTTACCATAACGATGAGTATACTCTTTACACAATGCACGGAAGTGTTTGTACAACCATCGGTAGTTGTTGTTATTCTCACGAACCCAGATGTTAGATGGATGATTGACATGAGACGCTTTGTACAAGAGTCGTTCTTGTGCGGCACCATCTAGTTTCCATCGTTTAATGTTACGACCATTCTTGGTCTTATCCAGATACAATTCACCATCCAGAACACGATGTGCAGTAGACATCAATTGGGCGTACTCTACGATCATCTTGACCACGTGTTTGTCACACATCATCTGTGCAGCTTCAATAGGGTCTTTATCTAAATGGAA